CGACTGCTAACGCTGCTGTTGAAGGCGCTGATGCATCTGATGCAACTCTGTCTCCTACTACTCGTCTTGGTAACTACACCCAGATTCTGCAAAAGACCATCAAGGTTTCTGGCACTCTGGACACGGTGAACAAGGCTGGTCGTAAGTCTGAGAAGGCTTATCAGCTTGCTAAGGCTTCCCAAGAGATTAAGCGTGATCTGGAAACGATCATGCTGTCGAACCAAGGTCGTGATGCTGGTTCGTCGAACTCGACTCCTCGTAAGATGGCTTCTCTGCTGTCGTGGATCAAGACCAATACCGACTACGGTTCGGGCGGTGCTGACCCGACGACTATCGGTGTTTCGACTCGTTCGGATGGTACTCAGCGTACTTTCACCGAAGCTCTGCTGAAAAGCGTTGTTGCTGAAGTGTTCACATCTGGTGGTTCGCCTTCCGTCCTGATGGTTGGCGCTGCTGGTAAGCAGAAGGTATCGTCGTTCTCTGGTATCGGTGCTACTCGCTTCAATGTGACTGGTGCTAAGCCTTCGACCATCATCGGTGCTGCTGACATTTACGTGTCTGACTTCGGCAATATCTCGGTGGTTCCAAACCGCTTTATGCGTACTCGTGACGCTCTGGTGCTTGATCCTGAGTATGCAGCAGTGGCTTACCTGCGTCCGTTCCAGACTAACGAACTGGCTAAGGCTGGTGACTCGGACAAGACTCAGGTTCTGGTCGAGTGCACTCTGGAAGTCAAGAACGAGGCTGCTCATGGCATCGTTGCTGATCTGGATATGAGTCTCTAATCCTTCACGCGAGTGCGTGTTTCCCCTAGGGCTTCGGCCTTAGGGGTTTTTTAGAAAGGACTCCTTTGTGAACTTTCGCACTTCTGTAGTACACGCTGATGGAGATGGTGGAATCATCATTGAAACTCAGCAAGATGTAACTGAAATATTGCAGCAGGTTAATGAGATTAGGGACGCTGATAAGGCTAGGACTGGTCATCTGAACGAGTTTCACCACGTAGGAAAGATTCCTTTTACGGTCATTGATGAGATGAACAAGAAGGGGATAATGAGGGGATTCCACATAGTTGATGATGCGGAATTTGCCAAGTGGATGAATGGTTCAGAAGGATCGGTTTGGCGCACATACAGAGGAACTCTCTAATGTCTACAAAGAAAGATAAGAAAAGTGTGAAGGAAACGGTTGTTGGAGTCTGTGTACCTGCTAGGGATATGGTTCATACAGGCTTTGCGTTTGACTTTGCGAGGATGGTTGGACATGACGTTAAACATCGTTGCAAGGATGAGAACAACGGTTTAAAGTTGTACACAATGGCTGGAACGCTGATATTTGACCAGCGTGAAGGTCTGGTGAAAGCGGCTTTATCTAAAGGATGCACTCATGTTCTGTTTATTGATTCAGACATGAGATTCCCGCCAGATTTGATTAGTATCTTGCTAAGTCGTGAGTTGCCGATAGTAGGTGTAAATGCAGTAACTAGAAGAAAGCCTATCGTTGGAACGGCTCTGAATTTAGAGCTAACTAAGGATGATGAAACTGGCGAGATTAAAAAGACTCGTTGGTTGAAGGTAGATTCTAGGGGTAAGCAAGGTTGCGAGCAGGTAACTGCGGTTGGTTTTGGTGCGACTTTGATTGCTAAAGAAGTATTTGAAAAGCTGAAAAACCCTTGGTTTAGTGCTGAATGGAGTCCGAGGGGAATAATTGGCGAGGATATATATTTCTGTCTGAAGGCATTAGATGAGGGGATTCCGACGTTTGTGGATCATGACTTATCAATGTATATCGGGCATATAGGAACGAATGAGAATCGGTGGGAAGATGTCGGAGAGACAGCCATCGAGGATCATAACAACGGGAAATAGTTATGAGCTTTACGAGCTACAGTGACCTCAAAACTACGATAGCAAACTATCTAGCTCGTAGTGACTTAACTACCCAAATCCCTGACTTCATTAGATTAGCTGAAATACGCCTTCAGAGGGACTTGAGAACTCGTCAGATGCTTGTAGTAGCTACGGCTGATACTGTAAGCGGAGATAGCACTGTAGGGCTTCCTGCGGACTTTCTGGAGATGCGTGATATTCACCTGAATACTGTTCCTGCAACGGCTATTTCTTATTTATCTCCAAGTGCATTTTATGCAGGAGCTAGGACTACTGATCAAGGTAAACCTGTTAATTACACTATCCTTGGTTCAGAGCTTCAGTTAGCTCCTATCCCTGACACTGCGTATACGCTTCAAATGCTGTATTACGCAAAACCAAACGCACTTAGCGATTCTGTTTCATCAAATACATTCCTAGCTAATTACCCTGATGCACTACTTTATGCTGCATTGGGTGAAGCTGAACCTTATTTGATGAACGATGCAAGGCTCCAGACATGGGCAGCTTTGTATGATCGTGCAATTAATGCAATATCTGTTTCTGACCAATCTAGTGAGTATGGTGGTCAGCCTGTGTCTATGTCTTATACGAGGTAAATCATGGCCGAGATGTCCAACTACCTAGAGAACGCACTTATTAACGCGACTCTGAGAAATACTAGCTATACCAGCCCTACAACGACTTATTTAGCGTTGTATACGTCTGATCCGACTGATGCTGACACTGGTACTGAGGTATCTGGTGGTTCATATGCTCGTCAGGCTATTACGTTTGGCTCACCGTCTAATGGAACGTCTACGAATAGTGCTTCAATTGAATTCCCTCAAGCAACGGCAGACTGGGGAACGATTACTTATGTTGGTATTCGTGATGCTGTTACTAGCGGAAATCTTTTGTATCACACTGCGCTAGATGCTTCTAAAACTATTAACAATGGCGATGTATTTAAGATAACTTCTGGAAATCTTAGCGTTACTTTGGCGTAAGGAGTAAGAGATGACTACGATTACTCTGCGTAACGTAAAGGGTTCAGCCCTAAGTTTTACAGAGGTTGATGATAACTTTACGAATCTTAACAACGACAAGATCGAAGGCATTACGTCTAGCGTTGATGGTGAACTTACTCTATGGAGTAGCACTACAGGTAAGGTTCTTAAACGTGCCAATATTACAGGTATCGTTAAGGCAACTTCTGGTGTTGCTACTACGGCTACGGCTGGTACGGACTATTTGGCTCCTCCTAGCGGTACGTCAATCCTAAAGGCTAATAGCGGTGGCGCATTGGCTAATGCATCTGCTGGCACTGACTATGTGGCTCCGGGTGGTGCTTTGGGAACTCCGTCTAGCGGTACTCTGACGAACTGTACTGTTGATGGCACGAATCCTATTGGTTATCGTGATCTTCCTGCGGTTGGCACTAAGACGACTTCCTATACGCTTCAGACTGCTGATGTAGGTAAGTACGTTCAGGTAGGCACTAGCGGGTCAATCACTATCCCTGATGCTACCTTTGCTGAAGGTGATGTAGTTCTGATTGCTAATAACACAACTGGAAACATTACGGTTACTTGCTCGATTACTACGGCTTATATCGCAGGTACAGATACGGATAAGGCTACTGTGACGCTGGCTACTCGTGGTCTGGCAACGGTAGTGTTCTTGAGTGGTACTGTCTGCATTATCTCTGGGAACGTGTCATGAGTGGCATTATTGCTGCACTTGCTGGTATCAGGACTGCTATCGCTACGGCGATTGACGAGTATTTCAATCGAGTAACTCTACTGCTGCCGGGAAATGGTACGAACGGAGCGCAGAACAATACGTTCTTAGATAGCTCGAGCAACAACTTCACGATCACCCGTAACGGTAACTCTACTCAAGGTACGTTCTCTCCGTTCTCGCAGACAGGGTGGAGTAATTATTTTAACGGTACAACTGATTTTTTATCTGCTCCAAATAACGCGGCATTTAATCTTGGGTCGGGAGATTTCACATTAGAAGCATTTATTTTCCCAAATGTTTCTAGTGAAGGCTTTTTTTTGGGATATGCAGAAGGCCTCAATACTACTCGTTCTTTTTATTTTACAGTTGGCACAACATTTGTTAAATTTTATTGGTATACAAATGGAACGACTGCCAACACATTAACTAGTGCTACCGTTTCTTTAAATAATTCATGGAATCATGTAGCAGTTTGTCGGAGCGGATCAACTTTATATTTGTTTGTAAATGGCGTTCTTTCAAATTCTTCAGCTATATCTGGTTCATTGTTTTCAAACGCTAATTGCGTGTTCAACATTGGACGAGAGGCAGGTTTTAATGGTGGTTATTACACTGGATATATTTCAAATGTACGTGTAGTTAAAGGCACAGCCCTTTACACCGCTTCGTTTGCCCCGCCGACTTTACGTCTAACCAACATTACAAACACTTCTTTGCTGACATGCCAATCAAATAGATTTGTGGACAATGGAACGGCTAACGCTGGCGCTGGATTTACTATAACCACCGGTGGAACCCCATCCGTTCAAGCCTTCAGCCCGTTTCAAACGAACGTCGCCTATACACCAGCAACGATAGGCGGCAGCGGGTATTTTGATGGGACGGGAGATTATCTATCGCTTCCTACGGGGCAAACCCCTCTTTTACTTGGTAACAGCGACTTTACTTTTGAGGCATGGGTATATAAGCAAACAACTGGCGCTGCAAACATATTTTTTGGG